AGTTTGGATTGTTTATGTCAAAACGTGAATACAATCTAATTAAAAAACGTATGTTTGCAGGTAAAGTAAATAATGTTAAGGCTGGATATTATGTATCTTCTATTACTCCATATGGTTATACAAAGAAAAGAACTGAAGATAAAAAATATTATGTATTAGTTCCAGATGAATATGAATCTAAAATAGTTAAAATGATATTTGAAATGTTTTTAGAAGGTATAGGTACATCTAACCTAGCCCACCAATTAAATGATATAAAAGCCAAACCTAGAAAGGCCAAAATATGGACCCCTGCTATGGTTAGAAATATTTTAACAAGCCCTGTTTATTATGGTGTTTTAGTGTGGAATCGTTACCCTACTACAAAGAAAATGGTAAATGGTTCTATCATAAAATCAAGAGAATACAGCAAAGTCTTTCATCTGTATAAAGGTAAACATGAACCACTTGTTTCTAAAGAAGTATTTGATACAGTACAGGAGAAGTTGAAAAGTACATCTACAAAGAAAGTTCCACATAACAGGGAACTAAAAAATCCACTAGCAGGACTTATCATTTGTGGTTATTGTTTAGAACATTTTGAAGAAGAAAGGCATATGTTCAGAAGGCCATATCAAAGAAAAAAATCTGTTATACCTAAAAGAGTTCACAACCTAGACAAAGAAGAACTATCTACCCTATTAAGAGAACAAAAGGAAAAGTCAGGATTATCTATAAAACAAATAGCACATGAATTAGATGTTACAAGAGATCAAGTTGTTGCATGGTTTAGTCCTGACATAAAAAAAATGTATCTATCAAAGGTGTTTTCTGATAAATGGTATGACCTAAAAAAACTATTGAACATTAAAACAAAAAAATATGACAAAGCAATTACAACATATAAAAATGATGATGCACCACATATTGAAACATTAATTTGCACATTCCCAAAATGTCAAAATGTTTCATCTGATTTATATTTAGTAGAAGATAGACTAATAGCCCTAATCAGAAAAAGATTAGAAGAATACAAATACATCAAAGATAACTATGAAGAAGAAATAGTAAAAGTAAATAAGAAAAACAATTCTACTTTAAAAGTAATTGAAAAGGAAATTAAAAAGTTAGAAACAAGGCTTGATAGTGTTATGGAGGCTTTTGAATTAAAAGATTATACAAGAGAACAATTTTTAAAAAGAAAAACATCCATTGAATCTGAATTAGAAACATTGATTGAAAAAAGAGATAAGTTAATTGAAGAAAAAGAAGAGGACAAAATTGAAAAGATAACAAAAGCAATTCCAATCTTTGAACAATGTTTGAAAGAATATTATAACCTTGATACAACAGATAGAAATGAATTATTAAAGGTTATTGTAAACAAAGTTATATACACTAAAAAACAAGGTGGAAGATGGAACCCTACAGCAATTGATAAATTTACATTAGAGGTGGATTTTAAATTATAAATCCATTGTGGTTTTTACCTATAACATAGATTAACACATTCATACGTTGGTTAATGGTATAGGTAATTACTCCAATAAATAAAGGAGATGATTATATGTATCAAAAATGCTTGTATTTAAAGCAAAGAAGAAAAAAAGGACAAATATATTACTATTGTTCAAAATCACGTAAAATAGTCGATTATGGATGTTTTAGAGGATGTTTAGATAAAGAGTATAAAGTAAAAAGCCAATTGAAAGCCAAAAAGCCTATAAAAGTAAAGTCAAAGAAGTATCAAACATCTAAAAAAACATACAATGTGGTTTTTAACAGATGCTGTGGAATGTGTGCGTTGTGCTTAACTGAATATGATTTACAGCTTCATCACATAAAAGGAAGAGGAAGATATTTAACTGACAATCCTGACAACTGCATTATGTTATGTGATAATTGCCACAATAATATTGTTCATAAAGCAAATAAATTTTGGAGGCCTGTCCTTCTGCAAATTGTAGAAAGACAAAAAAATGATCCTTTATGGTATATAAAAGATAATGAAAAGGACTAGAATTAATCTAGTCCTCTTCTTTTTAATTCAAACGTATCATCTTTTTTAATTAGTTCTAATTTAACATGTTCCTCTGGTGTATCTCTGTTTGAAAAACATACAACTACATCACCATTAGGCTTATATTCAATATACCCAAATACATCATCATTATTGAACCACCTTATTTTGCTTTTCATGTGTACAACAACCTCCTGTTTATTAACAGGTATTATTCCCATAGCATCATTTGTTATACATTCCAATTTATCCTCCTATATAACCTCTACTACAAACCACGTAAAAAACATTATGACATAAAAACATAAATTTTTTCTAAAAATTCCTTGAATGGTTATTTTTTGTTACTTAACTCGTATTTTTTGACCTACTCTGATAATATTCTTATTTTTAATATTGTTCCATTTTGTCAATTGGTTTATTGTCGTTCCATACTTTTTAGCAATTTTAGTTAGATTATCTCCACTCTTAACAACACAATAAACTTTATTATCCTTTTTTTCATAGCTTAAATAGGGCAATTTGCCATGTTTTGTCCATCTTCGACCATTTAGACCTCTTATAGCTTTTTGGTTCAATAAGGCTGTTTTCTGTAGTTTAGAGGACCATTTAGAAGTGCTTTCTAATACCATACCATCACCAATATAAATTCCAACATGTCCTTTTACCCATACAATCTCACCAATTTCAATTTTAGAAAAGTCAGTTGATACATCTTTGCATTTTCTAATCATAGTATCTGCATTAATGTCAGGTACTCCATTACTTGCATATTTTCCTTTGGATGGATAACCCCAAAGAATACCTTTAATAAATCCACTACAATCAGTACATAGTCTTCCATTCTTCTTTTTATTCATAAAAGTTCCCAAAACATAAGTAGTATTATATTTCTTGTAAATTTCTTTTGCCTTGTTTGTAAATTCTATGTTGTTCATAATGTACACTCCCTGTTGTTTTTTTAGACAATATAAAAAAGACTAGAACAATAATGTCCTAGCCTTTATTTAATTATTAGATACTTCATATAGATATTTACTAAATACCCAAACATCTCTACCATTGATATTAATTTTTGCTGAATTAGTTGGAATGTCTATGTCTTTTACTGTATAAACATTGTCATTTTTAACATAGCTATTTCCACCACTTAACATTTGATCCTTTGTTAATGCTCCATTATTATAAACTTCTTTAAATGGTCCTGCTGGAATCCAATGAAAACTTTTTACTCTATTAGATTTATATTTTGAATAACTACATCCAGTTAATGCACAACATCCAAATAAATTACTGCTTAATGGACTTTTTAAAATATCAACTTTAAATATTCCATCAAATTTAACTTTACTTCCTTTGTATAGTATTTGATCTGCTCTTGTTACTACAGATGGTTTAGCTGTATTTTTATATATTTTAGGTCTTAATGCTCCTAACATTCCATCTTTACTAATAGATTTTAATATTGCTTTTCTTGTTGAATCTTGATTTTGTCCAAAGAATTTACCTTCATAATACATAGCAACATGACTATCAGGACAATCTTTAGAACCTTTATCCCAAAAACACCAATCTCCATTTTGTAAACTATTAATATTTACTTCTTCAAAATATTTATAATATGGTTTAGATTTTCTATTTAACCAAAGGCCATTTGCATATCCATTCCCACAATTATAATTCCATACATTGAAATTAACCTTTGTAAATATCTTGAACAAATCTACACATTGAACACCTGCTGTATAATCTATATCTACACCTTTTCCAACTTGATTATTATAAAATTCTTTTGCTGTCATTAATTTTCGCCCCCTTCATTTAAAAGTGGCATTATTGCAGCTAAACCTGTTGAAAGTGCTGATACTAACAAACAAATCATAGCATCCATATTTATATCTAAAATAGTAGTACTACTAAAATAAACTGCTATTGATGAAATGAAAGTTTGAATAAATGTTCTAAATATCCTATTATTAAATAATTTTTTTAATTTCTTTTTCATATAAATCACCTCTAATCTATTAATTCAAATCCATCTAATTTTTCCATAATTTCATCAACAAAAGAATTTCCACCTAATTTTTTATAAATTGTATAAAGAGAATGAACACATTGTAATTGATAACGTGTTATTTTCTTTGTTTCTTTACAACCATCATAAATACTCAAAATAGCAAATCTCAACAATCCTTTAATTGCTTCAACAAAATATTTTGCAAAAACTAAAAGTACTCCTAACTCTCCTAAAAAGAAAGTTATGAGTACCCAATATTCTTTTAAAAAATTTAATATTTCCATTTTTAAAACTTCCCCTTTATTTATTTCCATCTTCCTATTGCTGTGTATGATACTGTACCAGTAAATCTATCAGTAGTACCTTTTATAAATACTACTCTACTAGGAGCAGTTAAAGTAGTTTCATAACCATTCCATTTACCTATCATACAAGGTTCACTACATGAAACAATATCAAATGATAATTTTGGAACACTACCTACGAAAGGTATAGGAAAATCATCAAATTCAACTGTCATACTTCTATACATACCACCAAAAGCCCAATTCCCTTGACTATCTGTTAATGTTTTTTGTCCAATGCAAATTAAAGTACCATCTGAATGTTTAATATAAGAACCATTTTCATTACTTCCACTAGTTGTTGATGTTACCCACTCGCTCCATTCACCACCAAATCTATATCTCCAATACATAGATTGAGTTCCATTGTAATAATAAGGTATTGCAACTTGTCCACAATTTTGATTTTCTGATTTATTTGAAGAAAAGAATGTATGGAAATACATAGCTTCTCCATTTGGTGAATTTGTACTTGTCATTATTAACGATTCTAAAGTTGTATCAGGATCACCACCATAAACTGCTAGACCATTTGTTATAACTGTATCCCATTGGTCGTATATAAATTCTCCAAATTGAACTGCATTTTCTCTAGTTGCCACTTTATTAAATGCAACTCCAGTTCCGCTCTCGTGGTAATTTATTAAAGTATATGTAGGTTCAACTATTTTTGTTAATTTACTAGGATTTTCTTCAGTAGTAAAATAATCTGTTATCAATTCTCTGATTTCATAAGTTTTATCAACATCAAATTCAACTGTACTTATTGAATCTCTTGTACCAGTTCCACTTGTATATAAATCAGTATAAGTTAATAATTCATTCCAAGTTTCAGTACCCTTTTCTCTATATTCAACTACAACTTTTTTGTCATTTTTATTATCTACTGGTGCTATATCCCAACCAATATATAATTTTAAATATGTTCCTGTTTCATCATCAACCAATGTACCATTACTATTACAACGATAAGCCCCAAACCCTGTAATTTTAGGAGCATAATAATCTAATACATTTATAATTTCTGTTTTAGTCGCAGTTCTCCCTCTACTATCTGTTATAGTAGTTGTTATTTCAATTGTTCCGCTAGTTCTTAATACTTCACTCTTAAAACTCGAATTAACATATGTGACATTGTCGATTGTTGTTCTATAAGTTTTGATCGTACTAGCATAATCACCTTCAGCATCAATAACAACATTCAATGTTGATTTTTCTTTTACATAAGCATTAAATTTATTAACAATTCCTTCAGTTGCTTCATTTATCGTTATCGAATTAATAACAGGCACTATTGTTTCAGGAACTTTACCTGTAAAAGTAACACTCTTTTCGCCAATATAAGTACTTCCACTATAAGTTTGACAATATATAGTGACAGTTCCACTCGTACTATTATTTATCCAATTTGCTAAAAATAAATTATCTTCCCATTTATAAGAAGTTGTTACACCTGTTGCAAATTCAGTTTTAGCACTACTTCCAACCTTGTAATATAATTTATGAGTATAACTACTTACTAATCTAGGTGTATTAATAGTTATTGCTTCACCTAAATTAATACTACTTGCTGATAAAGTAGGTGTTGTTGCTCTTGGAATCTTTGTTAAAGTTAAAGAACATGTATTTGAACCATTTAACGTAAATGAAGTTGAAATACCAAAACCAATACTATATGATCCACTACCATCATTGTTATGTTTAACTGTTACTGTATCAGATATTAATATATGACTAGAACCTGATTGTGGACTTGCTATTGTTTGTTTATTAGTACCTATCCATGCTGAACGTGTACTAAATGAAATAGTATATTGAGTATTTGATGCTCTTAAATATAATTCACGTTTAACAGTTGAAGTATTATTTGCTACTGAATAAGATGTTTCAGTTAAAACTAATTTTAAATACCAAGTAACTCCACTGGCTGTACCTACTGCAATTTCTTTTGAATTTGACAAAGCCACCTTAATCACTCTCCTTTCTGTATAATAAAAAAAGACATTATATTATGTCTTGATATTTCCAGTGATAACCTCCTGTTGTTTTTCTTATCCCTTTACAACATTGAGATATATGTTGTCTACCTATTCCAGTTAATCTTTCAATCTCAATGGTACTAGAATATTCTTTACCAGTTTCAACACATATATATTTTTTAGTTTTCCTTAAATTTGTTTTATAAGCATGGACTAAATTTTCGGTATAAGTACACCATTCCAAATTAGAAATGTTGTTGTTTAGTTTATTTCCATCTTTATGATTGATTTCTTTATAATTATTTGGATTGTCAACAAATGCTTTTGCTACCAACCTATGTATCAACATTTGTTTTAATTGCCCTTTATTTGCTAAAACTACTACTCTATATCCATGACTTGCTATTGATGGTTTTAGAATTTTTTCCTCAATTGGTAGACTCACACCATTTTTCTTCACAATAACTCTTTTTAAACTCTTGACATTACCTAAATTACTAACTTGATATAAACCTTCATAACCTTCAATGTCTTTCCATTCTTCTTTCATAATACCTCCCAATGTTATTAAGTAACACGTTTAAAATCCAAAGAACCATTAGCACGTGGAATGTAAGAAAATTTACCTATTTTTAATGAATGTATAAACTCACCATCTGTAATATATAATTTACCATTACTTAAATAAGCAACTTCATATCCACTTTGTAAAAATGAAATTCTATCATTTGAAATTTGTAATTCAATTTGATTACCTACTTCTCCTAATAATATTTTTCCATCTTCAAAACGAATAAATTTCTTATATTCTTCAAATTTTGTGTTTGTATCATCTGTTAAATTTTTTAAATCAGCATTAAAACCTTCAAAAGTCATTTCAAAAGAATCTTTAGTTTGTTCTAACGCTGTTTTTTGTTCAGTAATTAAAGTATCAGTTTCACCTTTTGAGTAATAGTTTTCTGATACTTCAGTTCTTAATTCGGTTGCTGTTTGTTCTATTAAAGAAGAATTACTATAAACCTCTTGTTTTATTTCATTTAAAGCTTGGTCTGTTTGAGCCTCATTAACTTTTATATCTGTTTTTATATTATTAATTTCTTCTTTCATTGATTGACTATCTCCAAGTTGCATACCTGTTAATGAACTTCTAGTTTCTCCTAAAGTAATTTGCATATTTTCAGGATTGCATAAGGGAGTTTCTTTTTTTGTTAGTAAATATAATTTTGATAAATTATGCGGAGTACTTTGACATTTTATATACTCACCCATTTCAAAACTATCAATACTTCCATCTACTACATTCAAATCAACCGCTTTTAACTCTAATCTACTTTTAAAAAATACACCTTCTAAATTTAATAACTTTTCTGCTTTTGTTTTTAAATTACTAGCAACTGTTACATCATCCCAAGTAGTCTGTTCAATAGGAGCTACAATCCATCCATATTTATTAAGTGCGTCCTCATTAACTAAATAATCTAGTCCATCATTAACACTTTCAATAGTTAATCTTGTTTTAGTTCCGTCTTCATGTTCTATTTGAACTCCTAAAGGAATAATTACCGAATAAACTTCAGTACCATCATTTTCAACTGTTATATCAATTAAATTTTCTCCAAATTCAATAGTTTGAGCTGAAGCAATTTTTGAATCACCATCAGTAAAATCATCTACCCAATCAATATAATTTCCATCTTCTTCATATCTAACTAATAAATAACCACCAATATTTAAAAGTCTTGTTTCGATAGCTTCCCAAGTATCTAAATAACTTTCACTACTTCTATTGATGTACTCGTTATTATCTAAATTAGCACCTGTTGTTTTCCCAATTTTAAATCGTTTATATTCCTCTACTTGTGAATTGTGATTATTAATAAATTGAGCAAATAATTCTTCAGGACTTCCTTGAAATTGAAAAGGTCTTTGAACACTATCAAATAGAAAAGCAAGTACGCTTTCACACGTCACTTGCTTACTATTGTCCATATTTTGTTTTTCTTTTATTATTCTACCTTTAAAAATAATCTTATTGTTCTTTTTAACTATGATATTTGGTACTAACTTTTCTAAATTATCAAAAGTAGGATGTGTAGGATAAATATCAAAATTTAATTCTGCTATTTTATTAACTTCCTCTTTTAAAGTAGGATTTTTTAAATAGTAGCCATATTCTTCAGGAATAGATAAATCATGTAAAAATTCTGTATCCCAATAAACTCTGTACATTATAATTTACCCTCCCTATATGATATTTCAATATTTCCACTATTACTTGCTAGAGTTATCTCAGTATTATTTTCTTTTAAAATAATATCAGGTGTTTTCAAAACATTATCAAAAGTATATTGTTTATTATCAATAATAAAACTAGCACTATCTATATGTGGTTCATATTCTTTTTGTTGATTTCCTACTTGTAGCATTGGTTTAGTAAAATATACAGTATTTGCATTTGAACTACTACTTGAATTTGTTGTATAAAGAGCTATTGTTGCAGCTGTAATTTTACTTGTATCATTTGGAATAATATATCCATATCTATTTTGATTATTCATAACCATGTGAGTATAATTATATTTTCCATCTGTTTTAACATTTAATTGTACCAATGTACCATCTATTATATTAATTGCTTCTATGTTTTCAAAACTAAAATATAAATGTTTGTTAGGATTGTTTTTTACAAATTCAGTCACATCAACTGAATAATGTTGATATTTATTTGCTCCATCACCAGTAAGCGTCAATACATCATTTTCAAAAGTTGAACTAACACCACTTGAACATTCTCCATCACTAAAATCTACAATATTTGTTGGAATATAATTGAAAGTAGGCATAACCCACTTTCTACTATTAGATAATGTTATTACTTTTCCTGCTTCAATAGGTTCATTTATGATTGTTTCTTGTACTTTTAATTTATATGGTTCAAAAATACAATCAATTTGAATATTACCTATATTTCTATCACTTGTTAACTCATTTAAAGCCATTCTACCTACATAATACCAATCAGGATCATCACTAAAAATAACTTTCATTTTCTTTCCATGTAAATATGTTGATATTTCATATAATTTAGTTTCCCAATCTTCTCTTTTATCTAGTAAAGTAAATCCCATTGTATAATTAATATCTTTATATTTAACATCACCAGTCAATGAAGTTGTTAAATCTAAATCTCCATCTCTACCTTCAATGCTTATGTAATTAGTTTTAGGAGAAGGAAGAGGCCTAGATTTTGGATTTAGTATTAAGCCCCAATCTTTCAAAGAATCTTTATCACCAAATTTAACACTATTCATCTATCTTCCCCTCCTTTTATCTTTTGACTTATCACCTAAAGCCTTATCCATAGGACCAACCAAAGCTCCTACTAATTCACCACTATCTAAACATAATTGTCTATTTAATAATAATGGTAGAATTTCAGCTAATAGTTCTCTGATTGCTCTTATTTCAGATGCTAAACCTAAATTTTGACTATAAACTGATTGTTGGATCATTCCCATTAATGAGTTTGTTCCTACAATGGTTTCAGAACCTGTTTCACCACCACCCATGAATTGGCCTTTATTATTAATACCAAATATAGTTGGTTCATTTAAAATCATTCCTGAATCCATAGCCTTGTCATACCAATCTACACTAAATTTAGGGAATTTTAATTTCTTTAAATCCCAATCACCAGTTATTTTGATATGTGGCATTTTAAGTTTAGGTGCAAATTTCTTAAATGCTGAAGTCATACTACTAATAATGCTTGTTACTTTTTCTTTTGCACTATTCATTTTTTCTTTGACTTTGTTATAAACACTAGTAAATTTGCTAGATACAGTTGAAACTAAACTTCCTAATTTTCCACCAGTTGCACTATTCATTGATTGGAAAATATCAGACACTTTGTTTTTTGCACTAGTCATCTTATTAGAAATATTATTTTTTACAGAATCAAATTTATTCTTAACACTATTTACTAAATTTCCTAATTTTCCACCTGAAGCATCATTCATTTTTTGGAAAGCATTTGTAACATTTGTTTTCATATTTTCTACTGCTTGTTTTGGATTAGTAGTTAGTGTCTTAAATCCATCAACAACCCTATTTTTGAAAGATGTTACTTTTTCACTTGCTTTATCCTTTAATTCATTGAATTTGTTTACTGCTCCATCTTTTAATTCTTTTGCTTTATCTACTACTGCTGTTTTCATGGAACTAAATTTTTCTTTTGCTCCATTGTATAAATCTTTTGCTTTATTAACAGCTTTATCTTTTAAATCTCCAAAGAAATTAACAACTTTGTCTTTCATGTTTTTAACAAATTCTAATGGTTTTCCTAATAACTCTTTGAACCAATCTATAATTGAATTAATAGTATCAGGTACTATAGAATGTCCAACTAATGTATCCCAAAGGCTGACAAAAAATTCAATAACTCCTTCAACAAAGCCAACTAAAAATCCAACTACAGCATCCCATAAACCACCAAATACACTTTCAATTCCTTTGATAATTTTTTCTACTGCTTTTCCAGCTTTTTCCAAATCACCAGTAAATATACCAACAATAAATGAACCTAAACCTGCTAAAATATCTATAACTCCACCAACTATATCTATCAAAGGTCCAATGATGACTAATACACCATTAAAAGCCCCTGATAACACAGCTAATGTAGGAACTAATATAGCTCCTGCTACAGAACCTATAACTTTAAATAAATCTCCTAGTCCTTTTAACTTGTCGCCTAGTCCACCAAATTTTTCTTTTATTTCTTCTAACTTATCTTTAAAATCAATTCTTTCTAAAAATGTTGTAATTACTTCTTTTACTTTTTCAAAAGCATTTTTTAATTTTTCTAGTGCCTCTTTTGGTCCACCTAACACATGAACTAATATCCCTATTGCAGCTACTACACCTGCAATAATACCTATAGTTGGTCCTACTGCTGCAGCAAGTCCACCAAATTTAGTTATTAATCCTGCTATACCTCCAGCACCTTTGACTTTTCCTATTATTGATATAATTGAACCAAACCCACTTACTAATTTTCCAAAGATCATCAATACAGGTCCTATAGCTGCAACTATTCCAGCCCATTTAAGAATCTGATTTCTTTGTTCTTTATCCATATTGGAAAATTTTTCAGTTAATTCTATAGCTTTATTAACTACTTTTTCAAAAACAGGTAGTAAACCTTCTGTTAGTTTTCCTGTTAATATCATAAAATTATCTTTTAATGTCGATATTCTACCACTAACAGTCTTTGCTCCATTTTCCATTCCTTGATAGAATGGTTGCCCTTTAGAAGTGGCATATTCAAAAGCACCTGCTACTTCTTTTGCTGAAATTCCACCCTCTGACATTCTTTCTTTTAAACTAGCCATACTTTCTCCAGTTTGTTCAGAAATATACTTTAAAGGATTGAATCCTTGGTTTATCATTTGTAATAAATCTTGACCTGTTAATTTTCCTGTAGATTGTACTTGTGAAAATGCTAAACTCAAACCACTTAATTTGTTTGCATCTCCCATAGCAATATCACCAATCATACTCAAATATTTTTGAGAATCTTGTGCTGATATTCCAAAACCTATCATAGTTTCAGTAGCACTTATTAAATCTGTTGTTTCAAAAGGTGTAGTTGCTGCCATATTTTGCAAATCATTTAATAGTTTAGTAGCTTTATCACTTGAACCTAACAAAGTTGTTAAATTCATTTGAAAATTTTCCATTTCCATATTGTATTTAAGTCCTGCTGTAGCAAGTCCACCAATACCTAATGTCAATGTAGAAGTTAAAACAGTTCCTGCCTTGGTCATACCTTCACCAACTTTGGAAAAAGCATTTCCAACAGTTTCAAACTTTTGTTGTAATTCCTTTGCTACTTTATCAGCCTTTGCATTTGTTTCATCTAATGAATTATTAGCTGTTGTATTATCTACTTTAACTAAACCTAATATTTCAAATAATTTCATATGTCATCCTCCTTTCTTTATTTTTTTGGAGGCTTAAAATTATTTAAGATGTTTTGTGATTTCTCATATTCTGTCTTAAAATGTTCTTCAGCTTGTTTTTTACTCATATTATTTTCAATTGAATTGCTAGACTGATAAACCTCATCTCTCCATTCTTTAAAAGGTTTATCATTCCATGGATTTAATGATAAATACAATTGCCAATCCTTGTCTTTTTCGTTTTGGCTTATAATTGTATCTATTCCTTCATCAAATTCATCATTTTCAATTAAAAAATCTAAAAATAAAAAAGGACTTGAATATCTTTTAAATATCAAGTCCATAAATTCTAATCTGCCAAACCTAACAATTTTAAGACACGATTTAAAAAACCCATAAATTCATCTTTATTAAAGAAGTCAAATAACATATCAAAAAATTCATTAAATTCCAGTTCTTTCACTTCTTCTTCACTCAAATTACTTGTATTAGATAATAATTTATGTAAATCCATCTCACATTGATCATAGGCCTCTACTATAAGTTGTACTAATTCTGTAACTGCCACTATTCCAACAGTCATCATTAAATTTTCATTTTTATTATTGTTATTTAATGCTTGTCTAATTTCTTCATTTTTGAAAACAGTTGATATTTTATTAACTCCTATTTTCTTAATAACTGAAGTCATTAATCCAATATCAGTAGCTTTTAATTTCCTAAAAATATATTTCTTTTGAGGTGCAACTACTTTTTGAACCTCTGCATTTTCTACAGGTGCTGTTACATTTGTTGTGTTTTCCAAGTTTACATTTTCTTGCATGTTATTTACTTCCATTCTTTAATTCTCCTTTTTCTACAAAAATAAAAAGCACTTATTTAAAAGTGCTTTAAATTAAACTCCTACTTCTTCAGCTTGTGGATAATAGATTGCATATGGTAAATGTTCTAAATCATCTTGTTCAAATGATGCTGTACATTCTGCTGTAATAGTGAATTTAGAAACTTCTTTATTTTTAGGTTCTAATTCCATTGATCCTGTTAATAAAGCATTTTCCATAACTACTATAACTTGTTCTCCACTTGTTAAAGTTCCTACAAATGCCACATTATCAAAATAATCTTCATCTGAAATATCTCTTACTGATACATATTTTTTATAATTTGGAACCTTTGCTGTTGCATCTTCTACCATGTGAAGTGCTTGTGTAATATTCATTTCATTAAATTCTAATAGGTTTACTTCCATGTTAGCTTTTTCACCAACTTTTTTGTATAAACCTCTTACTGATACTGTAGCTCCATCTACATCTTCAGATAAATCTTTGTATTCAGGTTGAATAACAACTTTTCCACCACCTGTAGTAGCTCCTAAAATTGTTCCATCCCATGAACTAGTTTCTTCATTGTATTTTAGGTTCTTATAATAAGCCCCTGCACCTAATAAAATTTGTTCAGGTGTATCTTTAGTAATACCATGAGTTTTTAACTTTGACATATTCTATTCTCCTTTCTCAAAGTACTTAACATCTATTCTTATTTCTTGTTTTTTCAAATCATTTACCCCTTGTTGTTCAGGTAAAGAATTTGCATAACTAAAAAAGATGGAAGTACCATCTTTAATAACTCTTAATTCTTTAAATTTGTTTTTGATTTTTTCATTTAAACCAATTATATTCATACTGGAAATATCTCTATCCCATAAAGTCAGTAGAAATTCACCTTCAGAACAATTAGTTTCATAATCATAGTAATTGTCAAAATACTCACCAATGACATAAGGATAGGATAATGTCTTCTTTAAATTTTCATAGTCATAATTAAGGCCTAATTCATCCATTAACTCTGACATTACTTCTAAAACTTTTATCATATATTATTCATCTCCTTATATATCATTGCAGCTTGTTGCTGTATTTTGTTTTTCTTACTTTGATATGCTTTATATAACATTCTTCTAGGTTTAGTTCCTTCTATGAAATAAAATACTTTCCCATTTTTCCCATACTTGATAGGAAATTTATATTTATAATTAAATAATCCAATTGTTCTTGAATCCAAGCTGTCAGCACAAACATACCAACCACCTTTTCGGCCATCACCATTAACTGCATATTCACCAGTTCCCATTTCTACCCAAAGTGCTTGTTCCAAAGTCGAACCAATGTATGCTATTAGTTCTTCTTCATCTACATAACTATCACTATCAAATGACCTTTTTAATTGTCCTGATACTGTAGGTGTATTTCTTTGAGTTTGTGATATTAGAGAATCCTTGGCCTCATACAAAAAAGCTACTGCCCTTTTATTTAATGCCTCTTTAATCTTTACTCTATTATCTTTGAACTGAACATAACTATTAGCCATGTTAAACACCTATATATTCTAAATATATTTCCAAGTGTTTATGCAATTCCATAGGATCATCAATCCATAAAACATCATATTCTTTACCATTGCATACAGCCTTTAATTCATCAATCATTGGTTTTCTTTCTAAACCATTTGAATCTTTGAATGTAGGTAGTTCTACATAATCACATATAAAATAGTGTGTAGAATCCTGTATTTTGGCATTATATGTTGAATGAGTGGTATTTGTACTAGCCATATCTAAAAAGCCATGTAAGGTGAAATAATCCACTAAAACAGGTGTATTTTCACCTATTTTATTTTTCTTATATGAACCTTCCACCTTTAATATCAAATCTATATTTCCACCTATTTTACCCATAGTTAAAACCTAGCCTTTATATATGGTTTACAAAAACCAAATAATTCTGCTGGATAACCATTAATAGTATTGTTAGAATCATAGTTTTTATATGTAGTTGATTGTGAATGTCGTGATATTGTTTCACTTTCACTTGCTACACCATTTCTACTCTTGATAGCTTCAGGACTATATTTCCATTTTAAAAGGTCTATAGCACCTGAAATAATGTCTTCAGGATATTCTATTTTAGTTACTAGATTATACCCAAAATCATATATCTTGCTATCTAGTGTTATATATCCATCTTCAATACTTTCAATTACATACAGCCCTTTATTTACTGACTGACTTATCTCTACAGTATCTCCAACTTCAAAAAATGGACTATTGCATTTTATTTTATTATTTTCAGAACTACCACTTGTTCTAACTAATCTATTTTGGAAATTATTATGTGTATGTGATCTGATTGCTTTTTCTACAGCTTTTATTTCTCTTTTTAGCTCATCTTCTGCAATTTCTTTAAAATCATTTATTTCTTTTAATTTAGAAACTGAAATTAACATACTATCACCTCTTTATAAACAAAAAGAAGAAGTGATACTGCTATTTCACTTCTTCTACTTTGTAGCCTCTTTCTTTAAACCAGTCTAAAATCCAACCTTTTTGAATATTAGCCTTACCATAAGCAAATTGAACACCTGCTACAATACCATTGAAATTTTTAACTGGTGTATATACCATGTAAGAACCTTTTTTATATGCACCACGTTTTTCTTGGTTTTCTTTTAATTCTTCATTTTCAGCTTTCATTTTTTCTAATTCAGCTTTTAATTCTTCTAATTCTTTTGTATCAACTGTATCTTTTAATTCTTCATTTTCAACATTTTGTTTTAATTCTTCATTTTTCTTTGCCATATGTTATAGCTCCTTTCAATTAAGCAATTTTTATGTTTCTTAATACACCTGCATTTTGTGTATTCTTTAATACTGGTGCAGCTACCATTTCAACTTCACCTTTTTTAACTGCTCCTGGTGTAGTAAAGTCTGGTAAATAAGTGCTGATTACTTTATCACCATGTACAGATGCACCATGGAATCCTTCATCAATATCAAAGTGAACTGCATAAATGTCAGTTAATCCAGTAACTTGAGAACCACCAACATTTCTTGATTTTAAACCAATGATTGGTTCTTTTGTTGCTACTGCTTCATCACCTTCACCTGTTACTGAATATTTGTTCTTTAAGTCAACAATTCTAACAGGTCCAATTGATGTTACAGTTCTACCAAATGCTTCTTCACTTTCTGTTTTATATCCTAAAATTCTTGCAACTGTTTGAATTTTAGTTTTCATATCTTTATTACACATAATAGCATCTGCTTTTGTGCTGTTAATTAAGTTAGTTAACATTTCATAGAATTGGTCTGCATTTTCTTTTAATTTTTCAATATTAGATAAATCTAAATAAGCATCTGTATTCATTTCATTTTCAGTACCTACTAACATCTTATCTAATCCATCAAATTCTAATTCATCTGTAGCTATATCACCATTAATCATTTTGTCATGGAATAATTGAACTGCTGCAACTGTTTTTAAATCAATTTGTCTTTGCATGTTTTCTAATTTTCCTTCAATTGTCTTAATTACACGATCAATTTCAAAAGCTCCACCAAAGATTTTTAATTTAACTGATTTATCTTCGATAGTTCCTTCATTTGGTGTATATTCTTGCCCTAAAGCTCTGAATGATGCCATTGATGGTAATTTTTCTTGTGTATAAGAGTAAACCATTGTTGACCCCTTACCACTTGGAGAAACTGTATCATCAAATTGTAAAAACTCTAAAATTTCACTTTCTCTAATAAATTTCTCTACTACTTTTTCATAAACTTTGTCATCTTGTCCTACTGTTAAATTTTTTAATAGTATCATATTATATCCTCCTCATAATTAAAAAAAATTAAATAGTTGTGTTTGGATTATAATGTTGTTGTAAAGCATCTAGTAAATTATCAGGTTCTGCCTTTTGTTCCTCTTGTGGCTTACCTAAATCTTTTACATCAACTTCTTTCTTTGTTTCTACTTGAAAGAATGTTGGTTCTGCTTTCTTTTGTGCATCAATCATTTCATTAATGCCTTTGATATGTCCATTTTCATCTAATTCCAATGTCTTTTCATTAGCTTTTAATTCTTGATTGATTTTAAATGCTATATAATCCACGTTTGTTACTTTTGCATCTTGCAATGCAAATTTTAATGCTGAATCAATTTTTAATTCAGTATTTTCTTGTTCTAATTTTTCTGCTCTATCTTTGTATTCTGCTAATTCCTTTTGAATACTCTCTGCATCTAAATTAGAATTTTGTAGTTTTTCAATTAGGCTGTTAGATTCTGCTTTTTCCTTATCTCTCAATCCTAATTCTTCTGTTAATCTTGCTACTTCTGATTTACTAGCATTAATTGATTTTCCATTCTCATCCATAATCTTATCAATTATGTCTTTTCTGCTAGATTCATCTTCAATTAGCTCCAATAACTTTTCTAAAAACTCTCTTTTCATAAATATCTCCTTCTACGATTTTTTACGTGGTATCTCCACCTGAATTAATATTTTTTGCTAGTCCTAACGTTGCTATGCCACACCTATAAAAAAGCACCACTCCTATTAAGGTGTTTACAGTGCTTAATTATCATTAATTAGGTCGTAGGAGGTGGAATTGCACCACCCTTTCACACTAGATCCCACGTTATAAAAAAAGACACTATTCATTAGTGTCTTGATTATCTTTCTTTTTTCTTTTCTTTTTAGGCTTTTCTTCTATTTCTTCTATGTCTAGTTCAGGTAAATCTATTTCTTCTATTGGTTCTTCCTGAATTGGCTCTACATATTCTTGAAAATATGGTTCACCTGTTACTTTTGTTCTTGCTGATAGTATTTCTTCTGCTCTTTCATCTTCAAACTCATAGATTTCACCTATTACATATTCTTTTTTAGTGTATTTATCAGGCACACTAATCAAACATTCTAATTTTTTCATTCTCTCACTCCTTTCAAACAATAAAAAAAGTACTATTCACTAGTACTTTTACTCTCAAATTGACTATTTATTGTTCTATAATATTCTTCATAACTTTCTTTTGCTTTTTGTGGTGCTTTATCAGTTAATTTATAACAAAAATCTTTTTCATCAAAATAAAACCACTCTTTATTGTTCATAAAATAAGGCTTTTTTGTTGTCATTATTTCAACCTCTCTTCTAAAAACTCACTCATTGCATCACCCAAAACATTTGACTTCCCACATTGAGAATTTGCAAAGGCTTCAGCAAAGGCTTCGGCATAATTTGTTTTACCATAGTCAGAAAGATATGTTTTCCATAAAAATTTAGGATCTTTTCTTAATGCAATTTCTTTTACTTCCTGCATGTATCCTTCTATTATTTTTAACTGATATTTTTTTATCATGTCAGTCTGTCTACTTATATCAGCTTTATACAATCTATCTTTAAATTTATTAAATTCATCTATATTTTTTTCAACATAATCTTTCATTAAAATATTATGTATCATATGTCCATATTCATGAGTTAATGTATATACATTAAAATATTTTTCATCACAAGGCATACTCCAATTTGTTAAAATATTTTCTTTTTCTTCACTAATAAGACGGTCATAATCAATATAATATTTTTTATTTAAAGCAATTTTTTGCATTTTATTCCCTGTCAGCATACTTCCTTGTGTTCTTGCAATTTCATCATTATTACTATAATATGCTCCTAAAATAACATCATTTTCTTCTATATATCTTTGTATTTTAGGGAATTTATTTGTTAATTCTATTAACCTTTGTTGGCTTTCTTTGATTAATATTTCATCAACTTCCAACAATTCATCATTTAAATATTTTATATGATTAATATTGCCATTGTTTTTGGTTATATTTTTCATTATACCATATGCATTGTTCATCTTATCAGTAAAATTTTTGTATTCTGTATTACTTAATGAATTTAGCATTGTTGTAAAATTTCTTGTTTCATACTTTCTATATTTGCTATCAACATAGTCCATATATTTAAACATATCATCACTATAATATTGATTTTTCCATGTTTCATAGTCTTTTACTTTGACTATTTCCTGACTTATATTGTCGTATCTTTCATTTTCCTCTTGTATATCCCATCTTGGAACACTTAACATAACACATCTACAATTGACATCCATATCAGGTCTACCAAAGCCATGAGGACACATTGCTGTCATTCCATCAACTTCAAAAGGTTCATCTATTTCCCTTATTTGTTGATCCAATTTTGCATGTGTATATCTAGTTCTACCATCTAATGTAGAATCCCATTGCTTAACTAAATCTGCTCCTTTTTCTCTAGCATCTCTCATTGATGTTAGTTTAGCATTGCTAGATACTCTTCCTCCTTCAGTCCTTACAATTCTATATGACTTATTAAAATCTGCCTCTGTTACCATTTCAAGTTGTTTAGCAATCTCATTATATGATTTACCTGTTGCTATTCCTCTTGATATTTCAGACTTAACACTCTTTTTTAATTGTTGAGTGTTTTTATATAGTCTTTTAGAAAATGTCATCTTTTCAACTGGTGTATTTACTACCCTTACCATTAATGATGGATTGATAGGTGTAATAATTGGTATTCCTTGTTTTTGTAAATGATAATTAATACTTAAATAACCATCTTCATACATCTTATTTAAAAATGTTTGTACATTAGTTATTTTCTTATCATTTAATATGTCCATAGTGGCTGTTAATTGGCTTTCTAAAGCCATTTGATACTTCAGTTGATATATTTTACTTCTTAATATACTTTTGTTCTCTAAATCGGCTTTTTCTAATGCCTCAACCTTTTCTGTTAACTCCTTAACCATCTTCTTTGTATCAGCCAAGGCTTGTGCATATGAATTTCTTAATTGATTAAATGCTTCTTTCTCATGTTTTAATAAAATTGATTCTGTTTCTTTTTGATACTTATGCATTTGCACCAACTACTTCAGAACTTGGTGTATCTTCACCACTATTCATTAAATCATCACTTGCTTTTGCTAAATCAACTTTTTCTGATTCTAATTTTTCTTTAACTTGTGCTTTTATTTCATCATAGTCAATGTCTAATACTTCACAAATCATCTTAATAGCTTTTTCATCTGGTAATTGAGTAGCAACATTTAAAATAGTATTGATTTCTATTTGTTTTCTTTCTGCCTCTGTCTTTTCTATTGTTGCATTGTCTAGTTCGTTTGTAATTACTTCACGATCTAAACATATTTCTACATCTTTTAATGTGTATTCAGATTTTAATTCCTTGTTTATTTCATCCAAAGCCACTTGTATTAGAGTTTTTAAGAACTTTCTTAACTTTCTTTCTGCTTTATTACATTTTAAGTCTAGTAAAGCATATCTACTCTTGATATTTACATTAGTTAGATTATCACCTAATGCATTTGTATTAATACCCATTCCAAATCTATAAATATTCTTTTCATCTACTTCTAGTTTTGTTTGTCTAGCTTGATATGGAATATCTATTGTTTTAATATCTAAATCTCCATTCTCACTAACTCCAACAGTCTTTTTAGTTTTGATATTTTGTTGCAATTCATCTAAATCAGTTCCTTCAAATCCTTTTACTACATATATTCCTTCTGATATATCTTGTAAATTGTTTGAAAGTCCACAATTCATTAAATCATAATCATCTATTAAGCTCTTAATAGGTTTCAAATCACTAAATTGTTTTCTGTTATTGTCTAATCTGAAGAATGGTATATATCCAAAGCCCTCACCATATGTATGAACACCATCTTTTTCTTTTTCTTTCCATGTTTTATGTGGCATTGGATTAATTTTCTTTTTAAGGTCTTTTTCTACCTTTCTACCTCTTAACACATAATAGAATGTTTGGTCTTTATCATGTACTTCTACTCTTGTTATTAGTTTCTTATTCTTTTCTATTCTGTCTAAATAATGATATACAGTATATTCTTTTTCATCACTATTCTCTTTGTATATTTCAATAACTCCTAATGCTGTTGCATACTTGAATCTTGTTTTAAAGTTTTCATCTAATTGTGAATACATATATCCAAATCCTAATTTAGATGTATCTTCACATGTATCAGCTAATTCATCTTTAAAATCATCACCAAAATACTTTTGCAGCTCATTATGTAAAGTATCATCTTCTGCTGTTATCTCAAAGTTACTCAACAGATAGTTTACTTTTTGATCTATTAATTCTGTATAAAATGGATGACTTATTTTTATGTTACTTCTAGTTGTATCTTCTACTAATTCACCATCTGCATTGAAATAATATAATTTATAATCCAAAATATCATGTTTAGCCTCATAATATCTCTCACATATTCTAGCAATCCTCTTTTTATCACTGTTTTTATCTTGTTGTATTATTGAATATAAATTTTCTTCTATCTTACATTCACTAAATATTGGCATGTTTTCACTCCTTTCATCCAAAATATTTGTTTGTAATTTTATTTATAAAATCATTACTATTAGCCACTATCTGACATACTTGTTCAAAATGGAATTTATCATTTTCGTTTTGTAAATGTGCATATTCCCATAACCAAACATGACAAAGTTCATGTTTTAATGTATTAACTTTGCATTTACAAGTATCTAATATATGTATTTCTTGTGATTCATAGCATGTTTCAGCCAAAGCATCTTTCAATTCCATTTCATGTTTTGGAACTTCTTTTATAATCCATGTATTACTATTGATTTCAAATTCCATAAACCCTCCTATACTAACCAATTGTTCTTTGGTTTAGGATTTTCATAAACACCAGTTAAACAGTCAGGTCCATCATCATGTTCATTTTTTCCCTCTCTTTGGTATTTACTTATTGCTAAATAAAATTCAGGCCATAAATCCATCCAATTAACAGGAAATAGAATATTGTTCATAACACTACTACTATTACTAAATATTCTTGCTTGTTTATTCTCTGATTGATGGAACCATGTAACAACTGTATGTTTGTTATCTAGTGCCTTACATTCTTTTATTACATTTCTTGCAAATCCTCTACCACCATTGTTTGATTCTATTAATGCACTACCTATATTGTCTTTTGTCAGCATTTTTGCTACTGCTGGTTCTGTCACTTCCATTGGTTCTTGTGTATATATAACATCTGTTACATAGTAATAATCGTTATATATTCCATAGTTGATAGAACATAAATAATCATCACCTGTATCTGCTGTATCTGTATAATTCAATCTAAATTTGAATAGTACATTTCCTTCTTCATCTTTTGGAAGTTCTTTATATGTCTTAAATTTGGTGTATAATCTACCTTTTATATCTATTGGCTCTTGCTGATAGTTTGCATTTACTATAGCCTTATCCATTTTCTTTGTTTTAAGCACATAATCTTCTTTGCTTAACACTTCTTCACATAGCATTGTTCCATTTTCTTGAACTGCCTTGTAATTAACATGTTCACAATCATAGTTTTCTAGTATATATCCTGCTAAATCATCTGTAGCCCATCTAGTCATTACTATTATTATCTTGAACCCTGTTTCAGTTCTTGAAAGCATAGTATCAGTAAACCATTCTATATGTTCTCTTTTGATTCTTTCGTTAAATGCCTCTTTCTTATTCTTGATTAAGTCATCTATAATCATCAAATTACATCCAAAACCTGTAGCTGTACCACCAGGAGAAGTAGCAAGATAATTTTCTTCTTCATTTCCCTCTAATTTCCATAGATTAACTGCTGATTCACCATACTTTATCTTGGTATAAGGGAAAACCTTTGAATATGTACCATTTCCCTCTAAAATAGAGTTTCTTACACCTTTAGCAAGTTTTTTAGAAACTATTTCATTGTATGAACCTGTCATAACCTTTAAATGATTGTTTCTACCAAACAGCCATTGAACAAATAAACTAATTGTTCTTGTTTTACCATGTCTAGGTGGTGCATTAACTACTAATACTTTCTTATTACTGCAAAAATAAAAGTCCTGTAATTTTTTACAGAACTCTTTTAAGTATTTTCTATCTTCTTTGTAAAAATCATCTGCTCTTAATTTGCAATATTCCCAAAAATCTCTTCTAGCTAATTCATACCTAGCTTGTAACCTAACATATTCAGGTATCATTATTGATCCCCTGCCAATTTCCTCAATTCTTCTTCACTTAAATTAGCATATGGATTAATGTTGTTGTTTATTATTGGTGAATTATCTTTAAATATACCTAAATACTTACCTAACAATTCTAATGCTTTCATTTTGTCATATGTTTCTACTGCTAATCCTGATTGAGTTTGTTTATATCCTGCTATTACCTTCTTTGTTTCATCATCCAAAGTATCAGTATTAGGAAAATCTACTGACTGATATGTTATTAATATATCATCTATCTTTTTTTCTTTTGTTGTCATTTTAGATATTTTAGTTCTATCTACAAATGCAATTGCTTTTAATTCATTCAATACATCTTCTATTGTTATTTCTGCATTTTCTAATCTTTTATCAGCTTGTTCTTGTATTGCCCTTTGAATTTCAGCATTTTTAAGCAATCTCCAAGCATTAGTTCCTGCTGTCCTATCATCACATTTATACACTTCTTTATAGGCTCTAGTACCATTGAAGTCTTTTAAATATTCCCTTACAAATAACTTTTGTTTTTCATTTAATTGTTTTTCCAATGGTATCACCTCTTTTCTATACTAAAAAACACACTCTTTTTCTTTGAGTGTGCTGTCTATTCTTTCTTTTGCTATATTAAAGTATTTTTCATCTTTTTCTATTCCTATAAAACATCTGTTTGTATTTAGTGCTGCTACTCCAGTTGATCCACTACCCATACAATTGTCTAATACTAATTCCTTTTCATTGGTATATGTTTTAATTAGATACTCTAATAATGCTACTGGTTTTTGTGTTGGATGCACCCTTCCTTTTCTTGTCATAAAGAACTCTTGAATACTTTTAGGATAATATTTATTATTGTATGTTGGTTTACAATATCCTTCGCCACCAGTAATTTCACTTTCTTTTATACCCATTTTCTTTTGATATTTTCCTGTTGTCATTTGTGGATAGTATATTTTTGAATTAAAAACAATTATATTTTCATGTATTTTTAATGGTTGTTTCTTCGCAAGAATACCATTGCCAGCTAATTTTTTATTCCACACCCAATCATATTTATACATCTTTAAATTACTCATTCTTAATTTAGTGGAAAATGGTTCACTACCAAATAAAACTATTGCTGCATTATCTTTTATAATTCTGTTATATTGTTCCCATAACTTATCAAATGGAATAATCACATCCCATTTACAGGCTGTTGTACCATATGGAAGATCACATAAAATCATATCTATACTTTTATCAGGAATATCTTTCATTAATTCTAAACAATCACCATGTTTTAAAGTAATGTCCAAGTTGTTCAAAGCATACACTCCTATTTTATTAATCTGTTAGTATATTCTTCTTTTATTAATAACTTCCCTTTGCTATTTCTATCAGAACAATGTTCCCTTTCAAATTGTCTTAATATGCTATCTATAGCAAGTAATTGTTGTTTGTTTGGTAATTCTCTTTGATTGTTTATGTTTTTTAACAAATTGTTTATGTATATGTACATTTCTAAATCTTTAAATTCTATTATGTGTATATATTCATGTGGAATCTTTGTTAGTATAGCTCCATTGTCTATAGTTTCTTTTCCACCAAATTCTTTTTTTAATATGTGATGATATGTATATGGATTGTTTTTATTTAACTTATAGCCCATCCAGTCAATATTACTCATATCCCACATATTAATCATAAACTTTGTTATTTGCTTCATATATACACCTTAATACTTTTACTTCATAATTCTTTTATAGATACTTGCTTAACCCTCTACTAGCTCATCTATTGTATCTATCCTAGTTCCCATAATACACCCTTTTTTTATTCATTAATTTATTTGAATGTATGAGTGG